AGGAGTCCAACGATGCTTTCCGGGAGCGCGGTCGGCTGGCGCCCTATGGCTTCAGTACAGCCGGTCCTGGCAACGCATACCGCTACCACGCGCTGAGTGCCCACGACGATGTGCTCGACGCCCGGGTTGACTCGCCGGAGCCCGGGCTTGTGCGTGTCACGGTGCTGAGCCGATCCAGTCAGGGCGTGCCGGGGGAAGATGTTCTGAAGGCGTTGCGCGAGCAGCTTAACGCTGAGGACATACGGCCGCTGAGCGACACCGTACTTGTTGAACCGGCGCAGGTGGTGATGTGGGATCTGGTTGCGCGTTTGCATTTTCCCAGTGGGGCTGCGACGGAGCCTGTGGTGCAGGCGGCAGAGCAGGCGGCGCAGGCTTATGCCACGGCTCAGCGGCGTCTCAACTTGCCGATCAAACGGAATATGGTCATCGCGGCGCTGGGGGTTGCCGGTGTCAGTGACGTCGAGCTGATAAGCCCGGCCGCTGACATTCCTGCGGATATCCAGGGGGCGCCGTATTGCACCGGCATTCAGATTGATCCGGTGGTGGACTATGAGTAGCTCGGGGCTCCTGCCCAAGAATCGGACCACCCTGGAAGCCGCCGTGCTCGATTCGGCGGCGTTTCGTGAGTTGGACCCCGACATCATCCGCACGCTGTACGACGTCGACGAATGCCCTCCGGCCTTTTTGCCCTACCTGGCATGGATGCTTTCCGTCGACTTCTGGGAAATGGCGATTACCGATGGCCAGCGGCGCGAGCTGATCCGCAATGCGATCACCTGGCACAAGAAGCGCGGCACCCCCTGGGCGATCAAACAGGCGCTTCAAGCGCTGGGTATCGAGCAGGTGCAGCTCAATGAGCGGCCTGCAGGGGCGCACTGGGCTGAGTTCGACGTTGAGGTAACGATTGTCGAGCGTCCGTTGAGCGCCGGGCTGTTCACCCAGCTGGAGCGGCTGATCGGCGCTTACAAGGCCGAACGCAGCCACCTACGCAAGCTCAACGTGGCGAGCGCGGTTAAGGGCACCGTGTACACGGGGGCGGTCTGTTTTAGCGGGCTGATCAGTACGGTTTATCCGTACCAGGCGAAAGAGCTGAACACCGCACCGCTGCCGCTGCGCGTGGGCATTGGCGGGTACTCCTACACCGAAACCACTGTCTATCCGAGGACTTCATGAACTACTACTCAATTCTGACCCCGGTGGGCATTGCCGAGTTCGTCAATGCCCAGGCGGCCGGGGTAGTTGTACCCATTACGCACATGGCCATCGGCGACGGTGGCGGGGCTTTCGTTACCCCGACCGAGACCCAGAAGACTCTGGTGCGAGAGGTCCACCGGGTTCCCATCAGCGACATCTCCGTGGACGCAGACAACCCGAACTGGCTGGTCATTCGTGGGGTAGTGCCCGCGACGGTCGGCGGTTTCACCGTCCGCGAGCTATCTCTGATCGGCGGGGTTGGTGCGGGTGGCAAGACGCTGGCGCTGTGTAACCACCCTGACTTCTACAAGCCCCTGGCTAGCGAGAACACCACCAGTGAGCTGATCGCGAAGTTCATCATGCAGGTCAGCAACACCTCGGTGGTCAGCATGGTGGTCGAACCTTCGGCTGCGATTGCGACTACGACCTCGGTCGCCAATGCAATCGCGGCGCACCTTCAGGCTGTCAATCCGCACCCGCAGTACGCGCTCGCGGCGGACCTGGCCCAACACATCTTGGCGGCCAACCCGCACCCGCAGTACGCAAAAGCGGCAGACCTGGGGGCGCACAGCACGGCCCTCGACCCGCACCCGCAATACATCTCGGTCGACGAGCTGGACGCGGCTCTGTCAGACGTCATCGCGGCGACAAAGCCGAATCTGGCCTTGCTGCATTTCCGCACCACTATGTAAGGAGTAGGCCGTTATGAGTAACGGGCTTTACGGTCAGATTTTGCCCGCTGCGGGCGTACTGACCAAGGCAACAACAAGCGCTGTCCCGGTAAACAAGACGCGCTCTGTCATCGTCGGCGCCTGCAATACCTCGGAAGATTCGACCGCAAAAATCTACATTGCGGTCACTGACGCGGCGTCAGCTGCGGTTGTTCCTGCGGCGTCCTACAAGTCGTTCGGCCGCAAGCTGGGGCCGGGTGATGAGTACGAACGTAGCGTGCTGCTGGGTCCCGGTGAAAACGTGTGGATCAAGTCGGACAAACCGGGCGTGGCTTTCGACGTTCGTGGTTTTGAAGGGGATGCGGTATGACGATTAATTTCCTGTCGAACTCGACGGCCAGCGTACTGGGGGCGGTGGCGTCGGGTGGTGCACAAACTCAATTAACCCTGACCGCCAACGCTCCGTTTGAAGTTAACGAACTTGTGTTTGTTGACTGGAAGACGGGCGCTGCGATCAATTTGGCTAACACGCCTGTAAAATCAGCGTTGGCTACGGGGCCAAGCTTCCAGACGTACTTGCTTGACGACTTCCCTGGCGCTGCCGTGAACTCTGTAGGCGGCATTAGTCAGGTTGGCCCGGATGGGTCCATGTACCTTCTCGGAAGCGCTTACGCCGGTAGCGGCCCCTATCGCCGCGCGATTGTCTTGTATAAGTACAGTGCGAAAGGCGTTTTGCTGTCGAAGGGCACGGTATTTTCCACGACCGGCGATAGTTCGTCGCTCCTGATCAATACATGCGCGTTTGCGCTCTTGAGCAATGGCAATATTCTCGTTACCTATGTCGGGTCGGTGAACTCCACGACTCTTTCCTATTCGATTCTCAATTCGTCCATGCGGACTATTTTCACGGGCACTATCGTGGGTGCTGCTGGATCGCCAGCCTACGCTGTGTCACATATCCAGGCGACCAAGACTGGCGGCGCTATTCTGGTTACGACTAGCGGGATTGAGCACATATCGGCCGCAGGCGTCGCAAGCAGGCCGGTAGTGCACATCAGTCCAGCCATGGCGCAGCACGACCACTTGAAGGACCAAAACCTAACCAATGACGTCTATCTTCGCCCGGTAGTGGTAAAGAGTGGCGCGGACGGCGCGTTCGGTTATGCCTATTCGTCTTCCGCGAATGGTTACGTTGGCAGCTTCTATGCCGTCATCGAGGCTGACGGAACCTTACGCGGGGCGGTTGTCTCCTTGAGCGCCACCGCTTCCGGCCAGCTTCGCGTCGCTGTCTCTCCTACTACGAATAACATCATGTGGGCTGGCAGCACCTCCCCCTATTACGGGGTCATTACTGACGCCGGGGCGAAGCTGAAGGATTACACGCCGATCACCAATCTCGGAACAGTTACAAATGCCATTCGCTTGACTTCTGATGCGAGCGGCAACTTCCTTTTGATGACGCTCAATACCACCGACTTCAAATGGTATTTGCGCTATATGACGCCTGCGGGCGCGGATGTAATGGCTGCATTCTCAATTGGTAGCCTGAACGGAAACCAGCCCGGACTACTCCCGCTTGTAGCCAAGCTTTCAACCGGCACCGTATATATCTTGCCGTCAACAACGGGTCTGTCGACGTGCTACTACGCATTCGTTAATATCGTTGGTGCGGTTGTGACAAGCGGACTTTTGGTGAACTTCGGCATTTCCGGCAGCTCCGGCATGAACTTGACGGTAACTGTCTACGACGACACCGTATATGGTGCCGGGACCGTTGCTTCGTCGGGCATGCCTACTGATATGTCTACGTTCATCATTTCCAATGTCGGAGCGGTCATTCTCAATGGTGACCCTATTGGGGGCGTTTCTGGCCGGACGGCGTTTGATGTTTCTTACCCTATGCGGGCTTACGTCGATGAATCTGGCGATTATCTGTATGTGGTTGGCACTACTTACGGGTCGTCGTATGTGGCTGTCATGGTTTATGACCTAAGCCTAAATCTCCTTTCTTACACGATGTACACGATCTTAAATCAGGCACTGTTCATCGCCTCTACGTTCCGCGTGTATGGGCAAGGCTTGCTTGCTACAGGCGCTATCGGCGCGAACGAAAGCGGCGCCACGGGAGTCCTCGGGGTCTACTTCAAGCCGAAGACGACCATGCTCCTTGGGGTGGCTGCAAACTCTGCTGCTAAGGGTGCGCCGGTCACGGTGAACACGAAAGGGATTTTCCCTGTAGCCCCTGGCTGGAGGGCTGCTGCACAGACATTCGACTCAAGCGCAAATGTCCCGGCTGGTAACGCGGGGACTATTGGTGGCGGATATATCAATTTGAAGGGGTTTTAAATGCCGATGCTCATTGGTAAAGATGGGGCGACTTATCCCTATCAGACGCTTCAAGACTACGGCGTCAGCTTTTGCCTTGATGGCAGTACGTTTATTCAAATGCCACTGTCTGAATTCACGGTTGCTGATCAGTCCAGCCTGACGTTTATCACGGTCCTGGCTTACCGCAACCGCTTCACGACCGCTGAAAAGGTCGATATCGAAATGGCCGCGCTCGATGATCCTTCCGCCGAACTGGCGGCGCGTAAGCAGGCTGCGAACGTGCGGGTTTATCTCGCGGATCTGTCGACGGCCAAGTTCATCGACCTGAAAGACGAAGCAACGCGGGCCGGTGCCATTGCCCTGGAAGCGGCGGGCCTGCTGGCCGAGGGCCGCGCCCTGGAAATCCTCGACGCACCTATCGAGGCAAAAGAACGCCTGTAACCCGCAGGCTCGACCACAAGCGCCCCGTATTCGGGGCGTTGTCGTTTCTGACGTAGGAGAGATGAGATTGAAAAAGCGTATCGGACTGGTCCTGCTGCTGTTGCCCTGTGCGCTGGCGGCGATGGTCAGTTGGTTGTGGATGTTGGCGGCAGCCGTGGGCAGCGGTGATCGGGCGCAGCGTCTGGCTGTGTCGTTTGACCAACTGGCAAACGCTGCATTTGGAGGCAACGAAGACGAAACCATCAGCTCGCGTGCTGGTAAGGCCGCCCGAGACGGCAGGCGCTGGGCCTGCGTGCTGTGCAAATTGCTCGACTGGTTTGAGCCGAACCATTGTGAGCTGAGCATCGAGCCGGATCGCGGCAAGCCGCTGCCCTGACACATGACCCCATTCCCAACCCCTATGACCCGCATTGCGGGTTTTTTCGTTTCTGGAGAATGCCTTTATGGCTACAAGCACTGACTTCTATCACGGCGTCACGGTGACGGCCGTGGATAACGGGGCTCGAACCGTTTCAACCCCATCGTCGTCGATCATTGGCCTGGTCGATACTTTCACGCCAGGCGATGCCCTGGCGAAGCCGGACGTTGCGGTGATGGTCACCACTGAGCGCGAGGCAATCGCGGCCTGGGGCGAGGCCTCGGCCATCACCCGCGCTGCACAGGCGGTGTTCCTGAAAGCCAAGGCAGTGATCGTCGGCGTAGGTGTTGCCAAGGTGGCAGACGCGGCGGCGCTCACTTCTGCAGTTATCGGTGGTGTGAAAGCCGACGGTACGCGCACCGGGCTCCAAGCATTGCTCGATGGCAAAAGCCGCTTCAACGCTCAGCCGCGGCTGTTGATCGCCCCGAAGCATTCCGCCACCCAGGCGGTTGCAACGGCGATGGATGTGCTGGCGGAAAAGCTGGGTGGTCTCGGGATCCTCGACGGACCTGGTACCACCGATGAAGAGGCTGTGGCCTACGCCGCGCTCTTTGGCAGCAAGCGGCTGTACATGGTCGACCCTGGTATTCAGATGTGGGATACGGCGCTGAATGCCACCACCGACTTTCCGGCCTCGGCGTTCGTGGCTGGCCTGTACGCCTGGACCGATGCTCAGTTCGGCTTCTGGGCGTCGCCGTCGAACAAGGAGTTCACCGGGGTCACCGGTACCACGCGCTCGGTCGAGTTTCTCGATGGCGACCCAACCTGCCGGGCGAACCTGCTCAACCGGGCGAACATCGCCACGGTCATCCGCGACGATGGCTACCGCTTGTGGGGCAACCGCACGCTGTCATCCGACTCCAAGTGGGCGTTTGTCACCCGGGTACGGACTCGCGACATGGTCATGTCCGCATTGCTCTACGGCATGAAACCGTTCGTGGACATGCCGATCACCCGGGGCTACGTGAAGAGCGTCACCGAGACCGTCTCCGCTTTTATGCGTGACCTCAAGAGCAAAGGGGCCGTGATCAACTTCGAGGTCTACCCGGATCTGGAGCTGACCACGGCGACCCAGCTGGAGGAGGGCAAGATTTACTGGCAAGTCCGCTTCACGGATACCCCGCCTGCCGAAAACCCCACGTTCCTGGTCGATGTCACGAACCAGTGGATCACCGAAGTATTGGACACCCGCTCGT